ATATTTTTTTTAGGCGATATTGGGAGGCCGAAGCCCCCCTCTATCAAATTATTAACTTAATTTACGAAGCAGATAAGATACCGCAAGAAAGTGGATTTCTTACAATAATACCTGACTCAGATAATACGTGACATTGGAATCTATCATCTCCATTAGCAGCCATCATTGATTTGTTGTCATATGGATTTACCATACCACCAATGTATTTCTTAACTAATGAACGATTAATTCCGTTAGCACCTTTAGTGATTAACTCTACGTTAGAAACACCAGAAGTTGTTCCGAAGTCCATGAATACCATCTTCATAGATTCTTTTAATCTAGTATCGCCAAATGAGTTAGTACCACCTGAAGCACCATGCATGTGTGGATCATCAAATACTGGGCAGTAAGCAATAGTAATTTTATTACCTAACGCATAGTAAGAAGTGAAGTTTCCACCTAATGAAATGTCAGAACCAGCTTTTACATCAGCCATAGATCCACCTGTCATTGATCCAGCAGGAGCAACAATAAGGTCTTTCATAGCTCTATGAAAAGCAATACGTCCTTCAGTTCCAGTAAATACAACCCACTCATTACCTTCAGCACCTTGAGCATTTAAAGAAATTTTACCAATAAACTCAGTAATAATATCTTCAGTTAATGTTCCAGCAGAGTAAGAAGCTTGATTAGAAGAACTAATCTGAGCCAATACACCGTCACCAATAGTAAAGCTACCGTCAGTAGTTGCAGTTGCAGCTCTTGCAGAACCATCAACATAAGTACCAGCAGCAATTTCACCAATAATATCAGTGTTAGTTGCAGAGTAGTTAGTTGCAGCAGTAGCTACAGACGTTTGTCCATACCATCTTTGCAATTCTTGCTCATACATAAACTGATCCATCATTTGTTGCTCTTTAGTAAAGTACCAAAGTGACTGACCATTATTTTCAATCCAAGAAACATCAGTGGCATCTTTACCAGTGATTGTACATTTCTTTCTGTTAATAGTCATCCAGTTTTTATAAGTGTCTGGGTAAGCGAAGTTTTCACCTACATCAGCACCTGTAGACCCAGCAGGGAATGCAGATCCAATTCTACCAACTACAGAGTTTGCTGTATTATCAGCAGCAGTAACTGCAGTAATTGCCTCTAAAGTATAAGCGTTTGAAGTAGGTCCAGCTACTATAAGAGCAGTACCACCAGATGGAAATCTAACTACATCGTATAAATTAAATTGGTCTTCAGCAGTTCCGCCATTTGTTGGTGCAAATTTCATTCCAGTTACTTTAGATCCAGCAGCAGCTGCGCCACCAGCACCGTTTGTTGCATCAGTACCATGAGTTTCAATTACAGTTTTTCTATTTAGACGGTTCATTACTTTCCATTCGTATGAACTATCTCCTAAAACTTTTTCCTTAGCAATTCTTCTAGTTCTTTCTAAAAGATATGTCATTGAATATCTCGGGTAAAGAGATATTAAAGTTCTAGCTATTTCGGGATGTTGCAACAAGTTTGCATTTAATGCATTTGCAGCAGTTGTTCCTTTCCCGTATGTACCCGTTGAAGTTACAGCCATTTTTTTAAATTTTTATTAATTAAACATTTTACTAATTGTCCAATTAACTTTCAACTATGAGCAGACTTTGTCTTACTTTTTAAGCTTACTCGCCCATGAACGCTTTAGGATCAAACGTACCTGACTTCACTTTGAAGTTAGATTTGCTTTTTCCATTATTAAGGTTTGGAGAAACTATACTATCCATGATAGTGGCTTTGCCGTCTTCCAATCCTTGAGAACGAAGAATTTTTTCTATTTGCTTACGATACAACATAAACATAGCGACATCAGCAACATTGGCGTGATCCTCATATATGTCTTTCATCATATCGGTAGTAGCATAACGATATACTTCTTCTTTCTGTTTCTTTGTTACTTTTCCTCCCATAAACTCTCCCATGCCTTTGATTTGCTTTTTTAAGCCACTCTTAGCATTCTTTATATCTTCCTGTTGTTTCTTTGCTGATTGTGCTTGTGCTTGTTTAGCTTCTGCTGTTTGTTGATCAATAGCATTTCCTATTACTCTTCTAACACTTTTAGCTTTCATTTTCATCATTCCAGAATCCTCTAGTTTATCTAAAGAGTCTTCTATGTCTGCAGCCTCTATCCCGTCAGCTTTTAATTCTTCAGCAACTAAATCTCTGTCGCTTAAAGATAAATAATTTCTTAACTCAGTTATTTGACTATTTGGAGCTGGTTGTGCATTCTGCCCTTTTAGTTGGTCAGCATAGTCATTAAGTGTTTTTAAAAACTCTTCTTTAGAGTTAACATTCAATCCTATCTCTTTACCAACTTGTGACCAGCTTAAACCATCTTCATTAACCTCTTCAGTTTCTTCTGTCTTTTCTGAATCCCAATCATCCTCTTCTTCCTCTTCTTCTACAACCTCTTCATCTTCCTTTACTTTATCCCATCCCCATCCGTCTGCTTGATCTTCCTCTTCTTCTTTTTCAGACTTGACATCTTCTTTTGTGTCTTCTGTTCCTAGCTCTCCATAATTATCTTCTGTAAACGCTAGAGGATTAAACTCATCCTTAATCCCTGTTTCTTCTGTAGTAACTTCTGCTGTTTCAGCTACTTCATCTACTAATTTTGACTCTTCTTTTGCCATTTTATTTAATTTAAATTAATACTCCCTAAGTTTGCAAATATACAAATAATTTATTATAACCTCTCAGCTGCTCTTTTTAAATCACTTGATGTTGTGGATGTTCCAGTGCTGCTTGCCTTTTCTTCTTTCTGCAAATTAGCTTCGCTTTCTCTATTTTTTCTATCAATATAGTAGTCAGCCGCTTTCTTATCCATTTCATTTCTTTCTTTAGTATCATGTAAATCTCTATCAACTTCAGCTTGTATTTTAGCAACTTGTAGTCTAGAATCTGATCCAATTTTAGCAACTTGTATTTTAGCCTCATTGTCCATTTGTTTAAGTTGAGCCTCAGCTTGGAATTTAGCTTGTTCAGCTTCAGCAGCAGCTTGTTGAGCTTGTTGTTGTTGTTGCATAGCAACCTCTTGTTGTTTCTGCATCTCACTCATAGCTTGCTCTAACACTTTCTCAGCTTCAGTCATTGTATCAGATCTAAGAACTTTAATAACACCTAACAAGTCAACAGACCCTGCTTGTAACGCTGCCTGTGCTAATTGTTGTACAACTTGCTTCATTGCATCATCCTTACCGCTATCACCTACATACACACCAAAGTCTTGTAGCGCTACGTCTGGCATAACATTTAAAAATTTGTAAGCACCGTCTCCTAATATCATTCCAGCTTTTTTCCCTCCTGCCCAAGCAACCTTCATTAGATTACAAAGTCTTTCTAATACTCTTTGCTTTACTTCTGCGTGTGAATAAAACCAGCTTTCTGTTATTGTTGATGATTGAACAACACTTCTTTGTACGTTACCTACATACTCATACTTTTCTACAGCTCCTTCTCTTTGTCTAGTAACTCCTGATATTTGACCTGCCATATCTTCTAGCATTACTTTAAGGTTAATTAACTGTTGTACAGATTGCGATAAAGTAAAGTCAATTTGTTGAAACTGATTAAAGCTACTCATTTGATTACCCTCATCTTTTGAGTTAATAGGTATAATACCATCTGTTTTTAAGTGGTACAACACTTGCTGTATATCCATACCTACATTAGTAGGTAATTGCGATACATCATATACTACAGCCTTACCACCAGAACGAGCCATAGCTAATTCTATTTGGTAAACAACAATATTATAAAGCATTTGTACATTGTCTAATAAATCTACAATAGAAGCAGGTGATCCAGAAGTATTACCTTTTACACATCCAACATAAGACAATGGAGTTTTACCTGGATTATCTATACTTCTTACTTGGTTATCTCTTCTTCTTGCGTTTACTAAAATTTTACCCCCAATTTTTGTAGCTTCCCAAACATCATCCACCCATTTAGTCTCTATCCTATCGCCTTTTCTTTTTCTGTAAGTATCTTTTACCATTTTTCTAAA